AGCCTCCATTGTATCAGCCATTTTTTTAGCTGCACCTTCTGAGTTTTTAAGCTCTTTCGTATACCCTTTTAATGCTGCAATGCCCTTTAGTGTTACCTTTCCGTTTTCTGTTTGAATTTCTTTGCTTGCATTAAGCAATATGTTTAATGATCTGACTGCTTCTTTACCGAAAATAGTTGCAATGACCTGTGCGCGTTGTTTCTCTCCAAGGTCTTTTGTTGCCTTTCCTGTTTGCTCTAAAACACTTGTAAACCCAACAAAATCATCATTTGCATCAAAAGCCTCAATTCCCAATGCAGCCATTTGTTCAATGGCTGCTTTATTCGGTTTCGCAAGACTTGTAAATGCTGTAGAAAGTGCCCTTGTAGCAATTCCGCCCTTTAGTCCGCTGTCACCAAGTATTCCAACGGCAGCAGCAAGCTCTTCAAGCTCTGCGCCAAGAGGTGCAAGCGTTGGGCCAATAAATTTCAACGCTTCAAAAAGTTGCTCCATGTTTACGTTTGACGTGGTTGTAGCCTTTGCCAACGCATCAACAGCCCGTCCAGAATCGGTTGCGTTAATCTTAAACATAGACATCACATCTGAAGTTATATCGGCGGCACGAGCAAGATCAATACTTGCAGCCGATGCCAGGTTAAGCATACCTGGCATTGCTGATATAATTTTTGAAGTGTCAAATCCAGCCATGCCAAGAAATTTCATTCCTTTCGCGGCTTCAGAAGCTGTGAATCTTGTGGTCTTTCCTAATTTTAAAGCGGTTTCTTCTAATCTTTTAAACTCAGCACCGGTTGCGCCTGTGATCGCCTTTACCTGTCTCATCGAGTCATCAAACCCAATAAAAACCTTAGACGCTATCGCACCAACACCAAGAATCGGAAGCGTGAGATTTCTAGTCATCCCATCGCCTGCCGATTTTAATTTTCTACTTATATTTTCCGCTTTTTTTTGAAATGATTCAAGCCGCTTTGAAGCCTGAAGCATTGGCTTTGATATTTTATCAATCGCCGAAAAAATTATAGATAAATCAAATATTTTTGCTGCCATTTTTTAGCGCGGTTCCTTCCACTTATTTATTTTATCTATCCCAGATGACCAAAAAGATAAATCCTGCATTTCCATTTCCCATATTTCGGAAGGTGAGAAATTAAAAGTATAAGCTATTACCCAGACTAATTCTTTCCATTCACCTGGGATTGGGGCTCCCCCATGATTTCAGGCAGCCGATCAGCAATCACCGTAATGTCTGCCATATCGATCTCTCCAGCCTCATCAGTCGAAAGCCCAGCAAGTCCTGCAATAATTGGAATCATTGCAGTAGGACTTACTTTTGAATTTTCTGTACTTAATCCTTCGGGTAAAAGAGACAAGTGTTTTGCTTTTAATCTACCAAAACGCAAAGTTTCCATTGTCCGAATTTCGCCCTTATTATCTTTTACTTCAATTGGGTATTCAAGTTTAATTTCAATAAAATTAACCTTACCCATTATTGTGTAGCCTCAACCCAATAGTTGCCAACATAACGAAGTGTTGTTTCACCTTCACCTGCGGTTAATGTAAGATTTCTTAAACAAGTGGCGTTTTCCATTGTGTAAGATTTTCCGCCACCAGCAGCACGAAAAATGATTGTTCCGTTTTCTCTTATTTTCGCAAGATCGTTTAATGAAATATCATCACGATCAGTTATTGTTGTTTCCAACATTGGAACAATCGGTGTTTCAACATAACCATGTATTCCAGTGTCACCTGTAACAGCAGCAAGCTCAAACGCTTGCTCACCTGACAGACCAATACCCGTTGCAACTGCTCCAGCTTTATTTAAAAGCATATCGCCATTCACTAATATGTCAACTCTTCCTGTAATTCTCATTTGTTACTCCTTATAGAATGAACTGAATTAAGCCTGCAAGCACTCTGAACTGGTTAATTAGGTCAGGAGGAAGCAAGACATCAACTCTATTAACATCTGTTTTGTTTCGTTCAACAACTAAGTTTTCAATAAACTCTTCTATGTTTTCAATCAATCCGACATCACGCAAAGTTGTAAATAAAGATATAACTTCAGCTTTAACATCTTTTGGCCTCGCAACTTTTGAACCCGGCTGAGCAGGAAAAGTATCAGCAGCAAGTTTGAATCTTGGTACAATGTAGCGATTGGTCATTCTGTTTTTGAATTGATATCTTATTTCACCAAGTGTAGCCAAAGTTTGAATATCGAGATAACTTGGATCAGGTACACCAGCACCATTTGATTGATATGTTGTGATACTTCTTTCAATAAGAATATTTCCGGAAGGATCATTTACCCATGTTGCAATACCATCATAAAGCAAAATATTTCTTTCTGGTTGTGTGAATCGGTTTACTTCTGGTGGTGGCAAAATACCTTTAAGCTGCAAATAATGAAGCGGTCTTGCCGGATCAATATTAAGATTAAATGCAGCTATGGCACACCAAGCAGCACCCCATTCGGCCGGGTCCGTTGGTGAATCATAAGCACCGATAATTGTATTGTGTGGTGAATTTCTTGTGTTACCAAGAGTTGTGCAACTTGCTTGTGTTCCACGAAGACCGGCAAAACCATGGCCTTGTTGGTCAACTAATGGCTTGAATCTATCAGCAAGCTCGTCTTCAATTCTACCAAGATTTGAAGCATCAACGTAAGGCTGCACAATGTAATGATACTGTTCGTTTTCAACAACGGCCCATACATCATCAACATCACCATCACCAGCACCGGCAACGTGTATGCCAAAATTGCTGAAATAACTTACAGCAAGATTGCTATCAAAACAAGTCGGAGCACTTTGACCATCAAAATAATTAAAACGAGCGTCAAGGTAATTACCCCATGCGCCGCTATTCATTGCTGACAAAATCAAATAAGCACCTGATGCAGAGGCGGTACATGGATATGTCAAAGCCTCTGAAATTAAAACCTTATATGCATCTGCGATTGACTCAGCAAGCATGCTTTGAGTTAAAGTAAGTTGCGCCTGAACGCCGTTAATCATCAAATTAACATTTTCATTAAACGTCGATGCTGAACCGCCGTTAAAACTCAAAAGGACACTGAAGTCAATTTGTGCTTGTGCTTGAACAGTACCACCACTAACAGCGATAGCAAACAATTCAGTATTTGGATTGTTATCTTTGAACGTATTACACATTCTTGTCAAAAGAGATTGTGTACCAAAATAACCTTCAGCAAGGTCAGACCTTGTAATGGAATAAAGAATTCCATTTTGGCCGTTTCCAAGATTAGGATTATTGGCATCAACGTTTTTTTGGCCTATAATTAAACAAGATTACGATTATCTGTATAAACATTTTTTTGACCGATAATTAAAAGCTTGTGAGGGCTTGCGGTTAACCCGGTAAGCGCCATGCTGTCATCAATTTCAGCAAGAACACCAGGTGTTCTGATTGTATTGGGAATGTTATTAAAAGTAATCATGCTTTATTCTCCTTTTTAAATTTAAGATTTTTGTTTTCGTATTTTGGTGATTCCATTTTTTCTTCTATCTTTGAGCCGAAGCTTATTTTTGGTTTTTCTAAAAGAATAACAGAACCATCATTAATTCTTCGTCTCCAAATTTTATTCATCGGTTTATAATCACCCGTCTCGGGTAAAATATCCTTTGTAATTGGATCACGAACAATGAGAACTTTCGAGGTTGGTTTGAGAAATTTTCTGTACGCCATGTTTACACCTTATTTGTTTTAAATCCAGAACCGAAAGAACGATAATACGATCCGTCGTCTGGGTGTTTTGTCATATCAATCCAGTTTGCCATGTCTGGAACACTAACGTCAGGGAAACCATCAGGCAATGGCAAGTCGCCTGTAATCGGTAAATCTTCAGATGGTGATTGTATCAACTGCATATAAACAGTATTGAAATCAACAGGGACAGATTTTCCAGGAATTAAATCAACAATTTGTTGTGCATCAAGTCCAGCTAAATCACCGCTGTTTTCTTCGCCACCTTGCATTTTTGCTATTTCTTCTGCTAACTCATGAATAGTTTTAGATTGCGGATCAACTTCTTTTACTGCTATTTCATTACCAAGCAACCGTGAGTGATAAATAAAATCATATTGATACCACAAATATGTTGGCATTATTTCAAGTAATTTACCACCAGCAAAAGAAACAATGCTTTCAGAAAAGGGAATTTCCCAACCGATCAAAGCCTTTAATAATTCA